GGGCGGGGGGCGCTACCCTGGCCAGCCCGACACGCATCGGGGCATGGCGGAAAAAAAATTTATATCATTCTTTAATACTAAACAGCTTGACAGCTTGACACTTTAAGAGGAAAATTCTCCGAACAACAACAGGAGAATGAAAAATGACAACTTACGGCTACATCCGAGTTTCAACCACAGAGCAGGCCGACGGCACCAGCCTGGACGAGCAACGCCGCCAGATCGCGGGCAATGCGATGAGCCACGGCCTCGAGGTCGATCGCTGGATCGAAGACGCAGGCGTCTCGGGAGCTGATCCCTTCTTCGACCGACTGGGCGCCCACGGCGTCGAGCTCCAGGCCGGCGACACGATCATCGTGGCCAAGCTTGATCGCTTCAGCCGCGACTTGCTCGACGCCCTCCAGAGCGTGAAGCAATGCAAGCGCATTGTGGTCAAGCTGATTGTCAACGGCCACGGCGACGTGACGGACGCGACCAACATCTACGCCCAGCTCATGCTCGAGATCCTCTGCGCATTCGCGGGCCACGAGCGCCGGGTCATCAAGGCCAGGCAAAAGGACGGCCAGGCCGCCAAACGGGCAAAGGGAGGACACATCGGGGGCTCGGCACCGTTCGGGTATCGGGTAGAAGGTCACGGAAGATCCGCGCACCTTGTCCCCGTCGAAGACCAGCAGGCAGCAATCAAGGACATGCTGACACTGAGCTCCGAGGGTCACAGCCTACGCGCAATCTCAAAGCATGTCGCGGTCGGCTACGGGTTCAAGGTGAGCCATGAGGCGGTTCGGCGCATCATCAACGAGAACAGGGGCGAGCAATGAGCTGGTGGATGATGGCGCTCATGGCGGCCGGGGTGTGGGCGGCGTGGCTGGTGTTTCGCACACCGACCTGGCGTGTGCTGGCCAGACAGGAGCAGTGGCGTCGCGAGTCGTGGCAGAGGATGCTGCGCGAGGACGAGGAGCGGCTGGCGCGCTTGGAGCGTGAAGCCGAGCGCAAGATCAACGAAAAGAGGGAGTCCAATTGAACGCACCGCAGAAGAACCCGTTTATTGATTTCATCAAGACCTACCAGAACGATCCGGTGGGGTTTGTGCGCGAAGTGTTGGGCGTTGAGCCCGACCAGTGGCAAGTGGAGTTCTTGACGGCCATCGCCACGGGCCACCGACGCATTTCCGTACGCTCTGGCCACGGCGTGGGAAAAAGTACCGGTGCGTCGTGGGCAATGCTTTGGTATTTGCTTACCCGCTATCCGGTCAAGGTGGTGGTCACAGCACCCACCAGTGCGCAGTTGTACGATGCGCTCTTTGCCGAATTGAAGCGCTGGGTCAAGGAGCTGCCGCCGGCGCTCTCGCAGTTGCTCGAGGTCAAGCAAGAGCGCATTGAGCTCAAGAGCTCAACTACCGAGGCCTTCATATCTGCGCGTACCTCTCGAGCCGAGCAGCCCGAGGCCTTGCAGGGGGTGCACTCGGACAACGTGATGCTGGTGGCCGATGAGGCATCCGGTGTACCGGAGCAAGTGTTTGAGGCTGCGGCCGGCTCCATGTCGGGACACAATGCGCTCACGATCCTCTTGGGTAACCCGGTGCGCTCGAGCGGGTTTTTCTACGACACGCACAACAGGCTTTCGGGTGAGTGGTGGACAAGGCGCGTGTCGTGCGTGGACAGCCCGCGGGTGTCGACGGCCTATGTGGCCGAGATGGCGAGCCGCTACGGCGAGGAGTCCAACGCGTATCGCATTCGCGTCCTGGGTGAGTTTCCGCGCTCGGACGAAGACACCGTCATCCCGATGGAATTGCTCGAAATGGCGCAAAATCGTGACGTGTCGGTCAACCCCAAGGCGCCTGTGATTTGGGGTGTGGACGTGGCCAGGTTCGGCTCGGACAGCTCAGCGCTTTGTAAGCGCCGCGCCAACATCGTGACTGAGCCTATTCGGCGCTGGCGCAATCTGGATCTGATGCAGCTCACCGGTGCCTTGAAGGCCGAGTACGACGGCGCGAGCCTGGACGACCGGCCGCTTGAGATCCTGGTGGACGTGATTGGACTGGGCGCGGGTGTAGTCGACCGATTACGCGAGCTTGTACTGCCGGCGCGCGGGATTAACGTCTCTGAGAGCCCGGCCATGGGCGAGACGTACCGCAATTTGCGCGCTGAGCTCTGGTACAAGGCCAAGGCGTGGCTTGAGAAGCGCGACTGCCGGCTGCCCAAGGATGAGCAGTTGATCGCCGAGTTGGCCACCATTCGCTACAAGTTCATGTCAACGGGAAAGATCCAGATCGAGAGCAAGGACGACATCCGCAAGCGAGGACTGGCCTCCCCAGACCTGGCTGATGCATTCGTACTTACCTTTGCCAGCGATGCGGGGGTAGCTATTCACGGAACATCATTTTCAAGCCCGTGGACTAAGCCTATTCGTCGCAATATTCCCAGAATTACCCGTCAGCATTGACAATTGTGCCAATAAAAGTCAAGATGAAGACTAGAAAAGCAGCACATTCCTACATATAGTGTCTATTGGGGAACCTCATGGATTTGTGGCTGGCTGTTGTGGTGGCATGTTTGGGCGCTGATTGCGCCCTTTACCCTGACAGTCGGATGTCGATTTCCCGGGCGGATTGTGCAGAGCGCGTCGAGCGCGTGGCGGCCATTATTCACCAGGCCGCGCCCCAAGCCGTTACAATCGGGGGATGTGTGAAATTACCCTTGAAGGTGATCTAATTGGCTGAGTACGACCAGGACGAGAAGAGTCCAGAAGACAAGAAAGCGCTGAAAGACGAGGCTTTGCAGTCTGCCGTCGCGGCGGAATTGCGCGATGCGATCGACTACATCGACAACGATGTGAGCCCGGCCAGAGCGAAAGCGACCCGATACTACAGAGGTGAGCCCTTCGGAAACGAAGAAGAGGGGCTGTCTCACCACGTCTCGACTGATGTTCGGGACACGGTGCTGGGGATCATGCCGCCACTGATGCGCATCTTTGCCGGTGCCGACAAGGTGGCGGAATACTCGCCAGTCGGGCCAGAAGACGTCGAGCACGCCGAGCAGGCGACCGACGCCATTCACCACATTTTTTACAAAGAGAACAACGGTTTCGGCGTTCTCTACTCTGCCTTTAAGGACGCCCTGGTCAGAAAGACCGGGATCGTCAAGTGGTGGTACGACGAGATCGAAGAGGCCACGACCTACGAGTACACGGGCTTGGACATGGAAGCGCTGCAATTGCTTCTTGATGAGCCTGACGTGGAAATCGTCGAGATGGAGGCTAAGCCCGCTGAAGGGATGTTGCCGCCCGTTGACCCGATGACAGGATTGCCCGGCGAGGGCGAGCTTGTGTTTGACGTCACCATTCGCCGCGCCAAGAAGCAGCGCAAGTACTGCGTGGCCGCGGTGCCCCCCGAAGAGTTCTTGTTTGACCGGCGCGCGATGTGTCTGGATTCAGCGAGCCTGGTGGGACATCGGCGCATCATGTCGGTGTCTGATCTGGTGGCCATGGGCTACGACGAAGAGATGGTGACGCAGCACGCGGGCGCCGGCGACGACGAGCTCGAGACAAACGAGGAGCGCTACTACCGCAATCCGCAGCTTACGATCTTTAAGGCCGACCGAAGCGACGAGGGCTCACGCAAGGTGCTCTACGTCGAGGCCATCATCAAATACGACCGAGACGGCGACGGCGTCGCTGAGCGCCTCAAAATTTGCACGATGGGTAACGCTTACAAGGTGGTCAACGTCGAGGGCTGCGACGAAGTCAACTTCGCCATATTTGAGCCCGATCCCGAGCCGCATACGCTTGTGGGACTGTCTGAGGCCGACAAGGTGCTCGACATCCAAGAAACCAAGTCCGAAGTCATGCGCGGTATTCTGGACAGCCTAGCGCAGGCCATCCACCCCAGAACGGGTGTGGTCGAAGGCCAGGTCAACATGGACGACGTGCTCAACAACGAGACGGGCGCCATTATCCGTATGCGCCAGCCAGGCATGGTGCAGCCCTTCTCAATGCCCTTTGTAGGCCAGGCAGCCTTTCCGGTGCTGGCATACCTGGACGAGGTCAAGGAAGCCCGTACAGGCGTTTCTAAGGCCAGCCAAGGCCTAAATGCCGACGCGCTGCAATCCAGCACCAAGGCGGCCGTGGCGGCCACCATATCGGCCTCGCAAGGACGCGTAGAGCTCATTGCCCGCATCTTTGCCGAAACCGGCATGAAGCGCATGTTCAAGGGCTTGCTCAAGATGTTCATCAAGCACCAGGATCAGCCTCGCATGATGCGTCTGCGTGGCCAGTTTGTGCCGGTCGATCCGCGGGTGTGGAACGCCGACATGGACGTCGAGATCAACGTCGCGCTGTCTGCGGCCACGACCGACGAGCGCCTGGCTGTTCTGAACGTCGTGATCGCCAAGCAAGAAGAGATCTTTGGCACGCTGGGTCTGAACAATCCGATTGTCACGCCGGCTCAGTACCGCAACACGCTGGCCAAAATCATCGAGATGTCAGGCTTTCGTGATCCTTCGATGTTCTTTAACGAGCTGCCTGCGGACTTCCAGTTGCCCGAGCCCCAGCAGGGGCAGGAGCAACAGTCACCCGAGGCGATGCTTGCCCAGGTGCAGGCGCAGTCGATCCAGGCCGACATCCAGAAGAAAGCGGCCGAGCTCGATCTCGAGCGCGAGAAGATGGTGCGCAACGACGACCGCGAGCGCGATCGTATGGAGATCGACCGGTTTATCCGCCTGCGCGATCTGGAGCTGAAGTATCAGACACGCATCGACGAGGCCACGCTCCAGGCTCAAGTCGAGCGCGACCGCGAAATGATGAACCGCGAAATGGAGCAGATGCAGCAAATGCAGCAAGCGCAACAGGCTCAACAAGAGCAGGAAATGCAACAAATGCAGCAAATGCAGCAAATGCAACAAGAGCAGGAAATGCAGCAAATGCCGCCGGAGCGTAACGTATGATGAGAGAAGAGTCGGTGCGGCTTGGAGACATGGCCGCGCACTTGCTTGACAACGAGGTCGTGCAAGAGGTGCTGAGCACGATGGAGCGCGAGTACATGCGCGCCTGGCGTGAGACAGAATTAAACGAAACAGACGAGCGCGAACGACTTTTTGCGTCGGTTCGGGCAATTGAGGGTTTTCGGGAGCACCTACGAATTTTTGCCGATAATGGTAAGTTCGATCGGGCGCAATTGGAGAAACTTCGTAATCATAGGAATAGCGAGTAAAATATGGCAGACAACACTATCAGTACCGCACCATTAGCGCCTGATAACGGTATGCAATCAGCAGAAAATGCTTTTGCCGCATTACTGGCTCCTCAAGAGGACAACCGGGAAGAAGGCAAGGCGCAAGAGCCCGAAGTCGATGAGACGGACGGCGTAGAGGCAGAAGCCGAGGCAGAGCAAGTCGAAGAGGGTGATGAGCCCGACACGAACGCCGAGGACGACGCCGATCCTGACGAAGGCGAAGAGTCTGACGAAGGGGAAGAACCAGAGCAGCCCGTCTACACCATCAAAGTAAATGGTGAAGAGGTCGCGGTAACTTTGGAAGAGCTCCAGAAAGGCTATTCGAGGACGCAGGACTACACCCGCAAGACCCAGCAACTGGCCGAGATGCGTAAAGCAGCCGAGGCGGAAACTGAGGCCGTGCGGACAGAGCGACAGCAGTACTCGCAACTTTTGGAGGCAATGCGCCAACAGGTCGCGGCAAGCAGTCCTGTCGAACCAAATTGGGAAGAGCTTAGACAGTCCGACCCGATCGAGTTCGCAGCCCAGTGGGCAGACCGAGAGCGCCGTCATAAACAGATGGCCGCAATCGAGTCGGAGCAGGCAAGGCTGGCCGAGATTCAGCAGTACGAGCGGGCTCAGCAGTTGAGCGCAATCGTGGCGCAGGAAATGCAGATTCTTGAAGAGGCCATTCCCGAATGGAAGAACCAAGAGACTGCAAAGCGTGAAAAGGCAGAGCTAGTCGAGTTTGGCAAGCGAATTGGGTTTAAGCCCGAGGAGTTGGCCAACATCACGGATCACCGGGCGGTAGTCGCACTTCGCAAGGCGTATCTGTACGACAAACTCATGGCTAGGAAGCCCCAAGTCAAGCCGGCGCAGAAATCTGCCCCGACCTTGAAGCCAGGAGCGGCCAGCGCGGTGCCCAAGAAGTCAAGCGATCTGACTCGAGCTAAACAGCGACTTGCAAAATCTGGTGCGGTGCAAGATGCAGCCGCAGCATTTGAGAACATTCTTCTTGGTAAAGGAAATTAAATCATGGCACGAGTAGAAAACGCATACCAGACATATCAGGCGACGAGCAATCGCGAAGATCTGTCGGACATCATTTATAACATTGACCCGACCGACACGCCCTTCGTGTCGTCTATCGGCCGCCGCAACGCGTCGAACGTCACTTTCGACTGGCAGACAGAAGCATTGCCAGAGGTTGACGACGACAACGCAGAAGTCGAAGGCTTTGAGCTGTCGCGTTCAGTTGGTACGCCAACCGTTCGCCTCTCCAACGTCTGCCAGATCTCCAAGCGTGACGCGACTGTTTCTGGTACCCAGAACAATGCAAACGCTGCTGGCAAGGCCAAGGAAATGGCTCACCAGATGGCTCTCGTTTCCAAGGCTCTGAAGCGCGACGTCGAGAAAATCCTCGTTGGCGCCCAAGGCCGCAACAACGGCAGCTCCAGCGCAGCTCGTAAGACCCGCGCTCTTGAGTCCTGGCTCGACACGAACGTGTTGCGTGCTGATGACGGTGCAAGCGCCGCTACTGAGGCAGACGCACCTACGGACGGCACTCAGCGTGCATTGACCGAGGCTCTGGTCAAGGAAGCCATGCAGACAGCCTACATCAACGGTGCTGAGCCCAGCATCCTGATGGTTGGCCCCGTCAACAAGCTTCAGGTGTCCAAGTTCGTAGGCCGTGCAGCCACTCAGGTGTCTGTTGGCCAGAACACAGTCACCAGCAACGTGACGATCTACGCTTCCGACTTCGGCGAGCTCAAGGTTGTCGTGAACCGTTGGCAGCGTGAGCGCACAGCGTTCTTGCTCGACCCATCGTTTGCAGCCGTGGCTTACTACCGCAACTTCCAGCGAACTCCGATTGCTAAGATCGGCGACGCTGACACCGAGATGATCGTAGTCGAGTACGGTCTGGAGATGAAGAACGAGAAGGCTCACGCCGCAATCGCCGACATCTTCAGCACCAACGGCGAATACGACTCTGTCGGCCACTAAGTCGGCGGCGGCGAAGGCGGCGGCGGTGGTGGCGGTGAAGAGTAATCTCTAACTAGAGAGGGGTCGGGGGAACCCGACCCTACTTCAACACATGGCACATAAAAGCATTTTGAGCACGGACGGCGGGATTCTCAAGACGGTTGTCACTGAGGATCTCGACCCCGATCGCATTGTTTTCAAAAGCGAGCAGGATCTCGAGTCGACGTTTCGCAGCGTAGCCGCCAAGCGCGAGCAGCCGATGTCGTCAGACTTCAAACCTGTCGCAGAAATTCCTGGTGTGATTGTTGAACAGATGATGCGCGACGGGTCGTGGAACGATCCCGAAGCTATCAAGCGCTGGCTCAACGATCCGCAAAATGACTGTTTCCGAATCTGGCGAGGCCGAGTGTGAGCATTGCAAATTACAGCGAGCTAAGAAGCACCGTCGCCGATTGGTTAAACCGCGGTGATCTGACCGCAACCATTCCTTCATTTATCAAGCTGGCCGAGGCGCGTTTCAATCGAGACTTGCGCGTGCGTCAGATGATTAAGCGCGCAACGACCGAGACAGACAGCGGCGAGAATTACGTCACGCTGCCAGGCGACTGGCTCGAGGCGCGCAATATTCAGACGATTGAGGGCGGCGTGCCCGTGGCGCTTGAGTACATGACTCTTGAGCAGGCCGACGACTACAAACGCGCCAGAGCCTCTGCTACGGGTAAATCCCGATATTTCAACGTCACGGGCAATCAGCTCGAGCTTATTCCCGAGCCCCCGATCGGCACGCCTATCGAGATGACGTATTACGCAAAGATTCCGGTCTTGTCGGACGAGGCTCCGTCAAACTGGCTCCTGGCCACATGGCCTGACATGTATCTGTACGGCACGCTGGCGCACACGGCACCGTATCTCAAAGACGACGAGCGGGTGGCGGTGTGGGCGGCGTTTTACGATCGCGCATTGGCCGAAATTCAGCTTGCCGATGAAAAAGCGCAGTATTCGGGCTCTGTTTTGAAAATGCGTGCTCGTTCAATTGGATAAGGAATAAATTATGGCTGGATCATTCACCAATCATACAGAAGATCTCGTGCTTAAATGGCTGTTGACGACCGGAACAGCAACGCGCCCCACCGAGTGGCATGTCGGTCTATTTACGGCCGCGCCGGGCGAAACTGGCGGCGGCACCGAGATTTCGGGCAACGCTTACGCTCGCAAGGCGGCCACCTTCACGGTGTCGGGATCGAACCCCACCGAGGCAACCAACGCGAGCGCGGTTGAGTTCGATACAGCGACGGGTTCGTGGGGCACGATCACGCATGTGGCGGTATTTGATGCGGCCACCTCTGGCAACATGATCGCGTATGCAGATTTAGCGGTATCCAAGACAATCGGCGAAGGCGACGTTTTCCGCATCCCCGCCGGCGATCTCGACATCACGCTTGACTGATAGGGTGTAGCGGATGGCGCGCGCCTACGGCAGTAGAGACTACGGCGTTGGGGCTTATGGGCTTGAGCCGTTTATAGACGGCGCGGCTACGGTTGCGGCGTCAAGCGCCGTCGCCGTCTCCCCAATACGCATAGTATCCGCCGCAGCTACCATCGCGGGGACGAGCTCGTCATCGGCCCAAGCTGATCGAGTTTTGGACGCGCAAGCGCAGTCCGTTAGCGTTTCCGCAGCAAACGCCCGCGCAGTGACTGTGCTTGAAGGTACGGCGCAAGTTCTGGGGCAATCCGCTGTTGAGTCGAAAGCGGTACGGGTAGCGATAGCCGCGCCAGCAGAAATTGAGGCGACATCAGACGCAAGCGCGGCCGGGGTGTTTGTGGTTTCGGGCTCAGCCGAGCTGGAAGTGGAAAGCGCTTTCACCGCAGCCGGAGTGCGTGTGGGACTAGGCGGGGCTACGTCAACCGCCCAGTCTGGTGTTATTATTCAATATGAGCGTGTTCGCACCACTAGGGCGAACATCGCAGCACAATCGGCCATACAGGCCAACGGCACGATCAGCGGCATTCTGATCCCGTTCCCAGCCGCAAGCACGAGCGCGGCAACTGCATCAGGCAAAATTTTATGGGCCAGCGAAGACGACGGCCCAGGTTCATGGACGGACGTGGAAGAATCGTCGTCGAATTGGACTGACATTGACGAAGCACCCAACACTTGGCTGCCAGCGGCGGCGTAAGGACACAGAATGGCTGATACTACAACGACCAACCTTGCATTAGTTAAGCCCGAGGTGGGCGCATCTACCGACACCTGGGGCGAGAAGCTTAACACCAACCTCGACGCGCTTGACGGTATCTATAAAGGCGACGGCACAGGCACGTCGGTCGGTTTGAACGTCGGCGCAGGCAAGACGCTAAGCGTTGCCGGGAAGGCGGCGATTACTGGAGAGGCCGTCATTGGCCACACAGCCAGCTTGTTTAGCAGCAAGCTCGAGCACTACGGCACCTCTTCCATTTTCAAGCGCTCGACTGCGGACGCATCGAGCCACACGATCGCTTTGCTCAAGACTCGGGGAACAACGCCCGATGCGGTGACGATCGTGCAAAACAACGATGGCCTCGGGTCGATCAGTTTTCAAGGATATGACGGCGTCACAAATCAGGTTGCGGCGGCAATTTCTGCCGCCGTAGACGGCACGCCTGGCGCGTCCAACATGCCTGGCCGCTTGGTGTTTAATCTTACCCCATCAGGCTCTACGACCCCATCAGAAGTCTTACGCTTAACAAACGAAGGTCGCATGGAGATGCGATCTAATACGACAGAGACGGGCAGCAGCACTGCGAGTAGCATCTCAGGTACGACGCTTACCGTTGGCGGGACGGTTACTGGCACGTTTAAAGTTGGGGATCGTATATTCGGCGCAAACGTCGAACCAAACACATTCATAACCGCACTTGGTACGGGCACTGGCGGTGCGGGTACATACACCATTAGCAACAGCCAAACCGCGGCGAGCAGCGCAATCCGCGCTATCGGTGGCGGTATCAACACCTTTAGATTTACCGACACGGACACGAGCGTAGTAGCTGGACAGCCTGTTGGAGTATTAGAGTGGTTCGGCTCCGACGCATCTACTCCTGGAGCAGGGGTCAAAGGTTACATCGCGGTCGTTAGCGAAAGCGCAACGCCAGATACGGCGATGAGCTTCGGCACCTCAGATAACGTGACTGGTGCCCAAGCAGTTGAGCGTATGCGCATCACAAGCTCCGGCGACGTCAAATTGTTGGGAACTGGCTCTTTAGCGCTTCCCGTTGGAACGACAGCGCAACGGCCAGCGTCGCCTGCATTCGGTGAGGTGCGAGCAAACTCTACTACCGGAAACCCTGAGTGGTGGGATCCGTCGACATCTCAGTGGCAACAATTCAGCCAACCAGCGGGATATTCGGTTGAATATCTTGTTGTGGCGGGCGGTGGTTCTGGAGGTAGCTACGGCGGAGGCGGTGGCGCAGGTGGATTACTTGCTTCAACGGCAAACCTGTCTTCTGGAACCGCTTACACAATTACCGTCGGCGGTGGTGCGGCATCGGTAAGCGGCAACACAACGGGTATAGCAGGATCAAATTCTGTAATTTCCACTATTGCAACAGCAATTGGTGGTGGTGCTGGTGGCGGCGGCGGCGGCTCTGGTGGAGCAGGAGGCTCCGGCGGTGGAGCTAGCTATTCTGGCACAGGTGGATCAGGAACCTCCGGTCAAGGCAGTGCAGGCGGAATTGGTTTATCTAATGGCACAAACGTTTCTGGAGGCGGCGGTGGCGGCGCTAGCGCAGCAGGATCTAACGGAACATCAACTGTCGGGGGTGCTGGAGGAGCGGGAAGTTCATCTTCAATTACTGGAACTGCGGTTACACGAGCCGGAGGCGGCGGTGGTGGCGGATTAAGTCTATCAAGTGGCGGTGGAGCGGGTGGAGCAGGTGGCGGCGGTGCAGGAAGTTCAACGGGTGCTGGTACAGCAGGTACAGCAAATACGGGCGGCGGTGGAGGTGGAGCAACTAACGTGGCTGCATCAGGCGCAGGCGGATCAGGCATCGTAATCATCCGCTACCTCGGTTCCCAACGAGGCGCAGGCGGCACGGTCACCTCCTCTGGTGGCTACACCATCCATACCTTTACGTCGTCTGGTACATACACCGCCTAAATTTACAAGGAGAATAGACCGTGGCTCATTTTGCAAAAGTAGTTAATGGAGTCGTCACTGAAGTTATTGTTGCTGAACCAGATTTCTTTGATACCTTCGTCGACAGTTCGCCAGGTCAATGGATCCAGACCAGCTACAACACATATGGCGGCCAACATCCCGAAGGCCGTCCGTTGCGCAAGAATTACGCAGGCATCGGATACACATACGACGCCGTGCGTGATGCGTTTATCCCCCCAAAGCCCTTTGCAAGTTGGTCGCTAAATGAAGACACTTGTTTGTGGGACGCTCCCGTAGCGGTGCCTACCGATGGCAAGTCATACAAATGGGACGAGGCAACTCTCAGTTGGCAAGAAGCGTTTTTGCCAGAAGCATAAATAGACCGCATGTGATTTGATAGGAGTTTCATCGTGGCGCCACCGCACCTAAGCGATACTGCAAAAAATGTCGGAGACGGCATATCTGTTCTGACCGTCGTAGGCACTCTTATGCACTATCTGCCCGCGATTGCGGCGCTGCTCACGATCATTTGGACTGGGATTCGGATTTACGAGACGGACACCGTGCAGCGTTTACTTGGACGAAAGCCAAAGATTCTCGATAGCAAGTGATGCCGTACAAGGATCCAGAAGCACTCCGGCAGTACCGAGCTGCGTGGTACCAGCGAAACAAGAAGGCAGTAGACGCCAGAGTGAAAGAAACGCAGCGGCGTCGGTTGGAGTGGTGGAAGGGGTACAAGGCGAGCCTGGGGTGTTTTGGGTGTGATGAAAGCGACCCTGTTTGCCTCGAGTTTCACCATGTTATGTCGGACAACAAGCGCGACAACGATGACAGCGCAAGTGACTGGGTTTGGCGGGGTTGGAGTATCGAGAGGATAATAGCGGAGATCGAAAAGTACTGTGTGCCTTTGTGCGCAAACTGCCACCGCAAAGTTCACGATTTTGTACGGAAAGCGAATAATGAGGACAAAACTAGCAGCACTGTCGTTAAGCGCCGCCGCCCTGGTCGGGATCGCCGTCCATGAGGGCTATGTTGGCCATGCGTACCAGGACATTGTGGGCGTCTGGACGATAGGTTTTGGGACGACGGAACGCGTCAAACCGGGAGACAAAATTGATCCAGTCAGGGCATTACAGAGAAAAATCGTCGACGTGCAGAAGTTCGAGGGCGCACTCAAGCAGTGCGTGCGCGTGCCCCTGCACCAGCATGAATACGACGCCTTTATCAGTCTGGCATACAATATTGGAGCTGGTGCGTTCTGTAGCTCGACGCTAGTGCGCAAGTTGAATGCGCAAGACTACGAGGGCGCTTGCCGAGAGATTTTGCGCTGGAACCGCGCAGGCGGCCAAGTCGTACAAGGTCTGGTGAACCGTCGCCAGGCTGAGTTTGAGACGTGTATGGGGCAAAAGCAATGAGCTTCTTTTCAGATTTGAAGGTGCGGTTGATTTTGGCCGGTGCGCTGATACTGGGCGTGTTCGGCCTGATTTTTAGCCTGCGCAAGAGTGCGATGGATGCGGGACGCACAGAAGAGAAGGTCAAAAACCTTGAGCAGATATTAACCAATGTACTTACTAAAAACGAGGTGGTGCGTGAGATTGAGCGTATGCCTATTGACGATGTTACTAGCCGGCTGCGCGACAAGTGGAGCCGTGACTAGCATCGGTTACTGCGAGATCGCGCAGCCGATCTGGATAAGCAAGGCCGACGCCCTGACAGAGGGCACGGCTCGCCAGTTGCTCGCCCATAATGAGACGTGGCAGGCCGTTTGTGAGGTAAAGAAATAATGGCGCTTATCCCGATCAATCTGCCGCCCGGCGTCTTTCGCAACGGCACGTCCTACCAGGCCAAGGGGCGTTGGTACGATGCGAACCTGGTGCGTTGGAAAAACGGCCAGCTCCAGCCCGTTGGTGGTTGGCAGCGGATTACGTCCGCGCCGATCGAGGGCAAGACGCGCAGTCTCATTTCGTGGCGAGACAACGCCGCGCGCCGGTGGCTGGCGATTGGGACAAACGAAGGCCTGCACGTCTACAACAACGATCAGTTCAACGAGATTACGCCGGAGGATTTTCCGGCTGGGCGCGAGAACAGCGTCTACGGCTTGGGGTTCGGTGCGGGCAAGTACGGCCTAGAAGCCTATGGTACCGAGCGCGCAGCGACCGGGCTGATCCTCGAGGCGGCGACGTGGACGTTTGACACCTGGGGCGAGAATCTCGTCGCCTGCGCGCCGCACGACGGTCAGATATACGAGTGGGTGGTGGACGATACCGATCCCGTCGGGGCTGCGGAAGTCATAGCGGATGCCCCCACGGGCGTGCGCGCAATCATTGTTTCTGGCGAGCGCCACCTGATTGCGTTGGGCGCGGACGGCGACCCGCGCAAGATCGCCTGGTCAGATCAAGAGGATAATACGGAGTGGACGCCATCGGCTACAAACGCCGCGGGCGACCTTCAGCTCGTGACTACTGGCCTGATTCAATGCGGCCGGCGCATGCCTGGGCAGATCCTTGTCTGGACGGACGTTGACCTTCACGTCATGCGCTACCTGGGACAGCCATTCGTGTACTCGGTTGAGCGAGTGGGCGAGGGCGGCATTGTGGGGCCAAACGCTCACATGGCCTTTGGCAACACATGCGTCTGGATGGGAGACAAGGGATTCTGGGCGTTTGACGGGGTTATCCGCCCGCTCGAGAGCGAGGTGCAGGATTACGTTTTTAGCGACATCAACCTGTTTCAGGCGGCCAAGATCACGGCGGCGCACATCAGCGAGCTGGGCGAGATCTGGTGGTTTTACCCTAGCCGCAATGCGGTTGAGAACGATCGCTACGTCATTTGGAATTACCGCGAGAACCACTGGTCGATCGGGCAGATTGCCCGCACGGCCTGGACGGATTCGGGCGCGTTTCCCTACCCCATCGGTGCCGGCACGGACGGCCATCTCTACCAACACGAGCAGGGCTGGACGGACAACGGCGCCTCGCGCATCGGGCAAGTCTACGCGCAGTCCTCGCCGATTGAGCTCGGCAATGGTGACCAGGTGCTGGCCGTGCGACAGCTCATCCCCGACGGATGCCCCAACGTGCCGACATGCACTCAGGTTTATTTTGATGTGCAGCAAACCCCGTTTGGCTCGGCCACTGAGTTCGGGCCATACACTTTTAGCCGCCCAGACGGGTATTCTGACGCGCGGTTTACCGGGCGCCAGGCCAAGCTCAAGGTCGAGGCCACGCGAGACGCGCCCTTTAGGTTTGGCACACTACGCCTAGACGGTGTGGCTGGGGGTGGCCGATGAAGCTGCCCGCACCGGCCGCGCGCTATGAATCGAACCGGGAGGCCGAGCGCAACCGGCAGATCGAGCAGGCCGACCTTGAGAACCACAAGCGAGGGCGGGATCTGTATGTCGCGCCTGGACGACTATTGCTGACTTCGCCTGACGGGACAGTTTGGGAAATCAAAGTCGACGATATGGGCGCGCTGAGTGCGACAGCGATATGATAGATGAGGAATTGCTAGACCGACTAAGACCCTACATCGAGGCGGCGTTGGCGTATAATGCAAACACGCAGACGTTTGACCAGGTCGCTGAGTCTTTGATGTCGGGGGAGTATCAGCTTTGGCTAGGTGAGCAATCCCTAGCCATAACCGAAGTCTGTGAATTGCCGAATAAGACATTGACCAATATCGTCCTCGGCGCAGGCAATCTAACTGAATTGAGAGCCACCGCGCAACGTATCGCAGAACAAGCTAAGGATCGCGGCCACGGTGGCGTGATGATTGTAGGCCGTCGTGGCTGGGGCCGTGTTCTAGACGGGTTTGTTGAAACAGCCACCGTCTACGTCAAGGAGATTTGATAATGTCATTTGTAGGCAAAGCAATTGGGGGAGTCACCAAGGCGCTATTTGGTGGCAGCGACCAGAAACAGTCGTCGACGCAACAGTCGAGCCAAAATCTCGACCCGCGTCTATTTGATCTGTTCAATCAGAATTTTCAGAACGCCACGAACGCGGCCAACAGTCTCGCCCCGCGCCAAATCGCGGGCTTTACGCCAGACTATTACGCCGGTCGCGACCAGGTGTATTCCACCGTCGGCGGCACAGGCCAGCAATCGCTGCAAGCGGCGCAGGCCGCCGCAACGCGGGCGCTAGACTACAACGCGCCAACAGTCACCGGCCAAGGGTATCGAGCTGTCGGCTCGAACGCTGCACTCGCCAATCGCGGCGATGTTCGCGACGTGACGGGCGGCTCGTTCTTGAATGCAAATATTGGCGAGTACATGAACCCCTACCTTAACCTGGTAGCGGGCAACACACTCAACGACATGGAACGCGCGCGCCAAATCGCGCAGACGGGCAACGCTAACGCGGCGACCGCAGCCAAGGCGTTCGGTGGCTCACGCCAGGGAATCCTCGAGGCTGAGACAAACCGCGGCTACTTTGACCGGCTGGGCAACACGCTGGGCAGCCTGTACGCATCTGGATTCGATACGGCAAGTGGCCTGGCCAACAAAGATCTGGACAGAACCCTACAAGCTTCTCTGGCCAACCAGAGTGTGGATCTGGGGCTCACTGGGCTCAACACATCCAACAGACAACAGACCAACCTAGCGAACCAGTCGGCGTTTAACCGCGCTGGTGAGTTTGGAGCGTCGGCGACCAACACGGCCAACCTTGCCAACCAGCAGGCCAACCTGGACGCCAACCGGCAGCGCTTGGCGGCGTCCGGTCTTCTTGGCCAACTTGGCGAAACCGATCAAAACATGGCGATGCAGCGCGCCGATGCGCTCATGCGAATCGCCCAGGCCGAGAAGCAGCTCACGCAGGAGCAGCTCGACGCGATCCGCAATTCGCCGATCGAGCGGCAGGCTTTCATCAACGCTGCACTGGGCATCAACCCTGCCGGCGGCTCTGGCATGGTTGGCTCGAGCTCTGGATCGTCTTCTGGCTCTGGCTCCACCTCACCCGGCTTGTTGGGCGGGCTCTTCGGTGGTGGCGGCAACAGCACGATGAGCGGGGTGACGGGCGCCTACAACACGTTCTTCGGCTAAACAAGAAACGGGACGAGCGACATGCGCACCAATCCGGCAGGCCCAAACCCCGACTTGATCGAGATCATTACGGGTACGGCGTCGCGTTACGGCGTCGACCCGCAAGCGCTCATCAAGATCGCTCAGCTCGAGAGTAAGTTCGATCCGAGCGCGCAGAACCCGCGCTCTTCGGCGGGTGGGCTGTTTCAGTTCACCGACCCCGCAGCGAAAGACTACGGCCTTTTGGACAGGTTCGACCCGGTGCAAGCCACCGACGCCGCCGCGCGCCTTTTGCGTGACAATTCAAGAATGCTTCAGCGCGGCCTTAACCGCGCACCTACGCCGCAAGAGCTGTACCTAGCGCACCAACAGGGCGCCACCGGTGCTCTGCGGCTTTTACAGAACCCAAATGCACGCGCCGCTGACCTGGTCGGAGAACAAGCCGTGCTACTGAACGGAGGTAAACCCGACATGAGCGCAGGCGAATTTGCAGATATGTGGCTCAACCGAGCCGGTGGGGCGCCACAAGCGCAAGCCCCGCAGCAAGCTCCAGTGCCGCAAGGGCAGGCACCGCAGCCCCAGATGCAGCCCCAGATGATGCCCCCACAGGGGCAGATGCCGGGGCAAGCCCCCGCCCAAGCCAACGAAGAGGCCACGCGTGGGCTGACGCGCTATCTGGCGCCCCAGTTCGTGCAACTGGTGCCCGAGAACCAGCGCGCCGATTATCTGTCGTCTCTACGGCGCCAGATCGGCATGGCTCAAATGTCGGGCAACAATCCGCAGGCGGTCATCAACAGCGCTCAAGAGGTGCTGATGAAAATGCAGGGCGCAGCTAACGCGGCGCAGACGCAGCAACAAGTTGCGCAGATTCTTACCGGCGGCCAACCTGGGCAGCCAGGACAACCTGGTCAACCAAACCAGCCCGGCTCGGGCGGGTACAATCGCGCGGCGTCAGCCAATCGCTATTTCCAAGCGGCCAAGGTGTATGCCTCGCAGGGCAATGGCGAGCTCGCCAAGAAGTACGTCGACATGGGGCTGTCGCTGCACCCTAACCCATCGGAAGCCGTGCGCGATCTGGAATACTTCGGGTTCAACATGCAAGGCCAAGGCACCCAAGCCTTTGACCGTCTGTCCGAGCTCAACCGCAGCAAGGCGACAAACGTCAAGGTCAACACCGGCAACTCGGTGGGCATGGACGCGATCGACAAGAAGTTCGGCGACACGTTTGCCGACTGGACGTTTAACGGCGGGTTCTCCGACACGATCAAGCAGCTCGAGCAGCTTGGCGAAGTCACCAACGCCCTGGCCACCGAGACGGGCATTACTGGCCCCATCGTGGGCTCCGTGCCCAACGCCGTCGCCTCTGTTGTCACGCCACGCGCTGCGGCCATCAAAGAGAAGGTCGAAGAGGTTGTGCAGCGAAACTTGCGCCTTGTGCTTGGCGCTCAATTCACCGAGAAGGAAGGCGAGCGCTTGATCTCGCGCGCCTTCAACCCCAAGCTTAGCCAAGAGGAAAACTTGCGCCGCGTCCAGTTGCTGGTCAAACAGATTCGCGACGCAGCCGAGGCCAAGCAGCAAGCGGCCGAGTACTTCAATCAGAACCAGACGCTGCGCGGCTGGAATGGCTCACTCTTTAAAAACTTCAATCAGTTCTTGGAAGCGTACGACAAGCAAGTCGGCGGCTCAGGCTCGGGCGGTGGTTCGGGCGGCTGGTCGATCGCACCAGTAGGGGGTTAATTGATGGCCACGAAACAGTTTGAGATCACCGCGCCCAATGGCAAGAAGTTCGTCGTCACGGCACCCGCTGGGGCGACCCAGGACGAGATTCTCGCCTACGCGCAAACCCAGTTTGCCACGATGCGCCAGACTGAGGGCTCGGGCGTCAACGCAGCCAGAACGGCCGCGCAAGGATTAACCCTTGGGTTTGGCGACGAGATCGAGGCCGGCGCGCGCTCTCTCTTTTCCAATCGCCCCTATGGCGAGATCCGAGACGAGATTCGCGAAAACATCAAAGGCTACTCGCAGCAAAACCCGGGCACAGCTCTGGCGCTTGAGGTTGGCGGCGGGCTTGCCACGCCTCTGGGCGTACTGGGTTTAGTGGGCAAAGGCGCGCGCGCGGCCCTTGTAGGCAACACGGTCGGACAAACGGCCAAGACGGGATTTAAGGTTGGCGCCGGTACCGGAGCCGTAGCAGGCGCCGGATCTGCGCCAGAGATGGGCGACATCCCGCTAGATTCGCTTCAGGGCGGGGCACTTGGTGGTACGGTCGGTGCAGTCGCGCCCGTGGCCATCAACGCCGGCGGCGCAGTTGTGCGCAATACACTCGATGCGCTTGGCGTGGGTGGCCAGCAGCGCGCTCAGACTTTCTCTCAGCGCAAGATACTCGAGGCGCTCGAGCGCGACGGCCTGTCTCCCCAGGATGCTGCGCGCCGCTTGCGTGAGTATCGCGCACTTGGCGTGGACGACATGCAGATCGGCGATCTGGGGCCAAACACCCAAGGCCTGTCCTACTCTGCTACGAGCGTGCCCAACCGTGCGCGCGTGGACGTGCAAAACTCGCTCTACGGCCGCGCCCAGGACGAGGCGGGCAACCTGTCTCAACAGGTGCGCTCGCGCGCAGGCCTTGCAGATAACCAACTGACGGGCACAGCCTACCTTGATGATCTGGCCGAGAGACAATCCCGGGCAGCTCGCCAGGCGTACCCCGAGGCCTACAAGATCGACGTGGACGCCAACCCGTTTAGAAAGTACGCCGATCGACAAGTTGTAAAAGACGCCTACAAGCAGGCCCAACGCTTAGCCGACGCCGAAGGTGTAAAGCTTCCTGCCTTCGACGCGATCAAAAACTCGCAGGCGGTACCAACTGAGGTCATGCACCAACTCAAGCGCGGTCTAGATCAGATCGTAGCCAGAGAGACGGACGCACTCACGGGCAAAATGACGCCCTTTGGCGCATCCGTCTCCAAGCTCACCAAGGAAATGAACGACGAGCTCAAGCGCCTCAATCCTGCCTACGCTAAGGCCAATGCTGAGTTCGCCGATTTCAGCCGCCTACAGCGCTCCTACCAGGACGGCGAGCGGTATTTGTCCATGTCCGAGACTGACATGGTCAATAAGCTCAAAGCCATGAACCCGGCCGAGCGCGAGGCATTTCGTGTCGGGCTGGTGTCAAAGATTCAAGACCGCGCCAACACCCTGGACGACAGCTCAGACTTTACCAAAGCGATCTTTGGCAGCCCCAAGAAGCGCTCGGCGCTCAGATACGCCTTTGACGACCCGAAGCAGTATCAGGAGTTTACTCAGGTCGTGGACGGCTACAAGGCGATGCGCCAGACCCAGAACCGGGTGCTGGGCGGATCTCCAACGGCCGGGCGGCTCACGCAGAATGCGGATGCGGGCGTCGATCCGATGTCAGTCATCAACATGGCGCGCAGCGCAACGCAAGGAAACTTCGCACCGGCTGCGGCCGGGCTTTTGCGTAACGCGGGCGCTCGAGCGGGTGGCCTGAACGAAACGTCGGCCACTATGCTCTCGAATCAACTTCTCAACGCAAGCGGCGCCGAGCGTCAGGCGATCCTACGCGAGCTCGCTCGTCGCCAGGCGCAAGATCAATCCAACCTCACGCGCAATGTGCTGCGCAGCCCTGGCCTCTACAGCGGCGGCGCCGGCATCCAAGGCGGCCTACTGATGGGAGGTGAGTAAGCGTGGACGAGATCAAGGCCTACAACCCCACACTCAGACAAAGAACGCAGAGTTTTGTCCAGGACGAGCCCCAGTACTAGTCCTCAAACTTGTCTAGGATAGCCGCGCGCAGGATGCCCGTGGCCGTTCTGAGCTCCTGCACCACAAGTAGAATCTGCACAAGCGGCGTATGGGGGTCGGCGAGAATCACGTCGAGCTCACGGCTCTTCACACGGATAACGTCGAGCGCTTTGAATTGCTCTGATGCTTCAATTGTCACAATATCTCCTAGCGTGGACGGCGGCCAACGATCACGCCGTCCTCGTCTTCATCAAATTCAATCTCTGGATGTTCACACTTTCCGGCCTGCTTCATGCGAGCCTGAAAGCCTGGCGTGCAGTCGGTGCATGGGCCATCCGATGCGTGGCTAAACCTGGCCAGCGCGCGCCACGCCTTGTACTGCATCGGCGTAAAGCACATGGGCACCTCGCCCTTGAACGCGGCTTTCATGTCTCGCGCTTTAGATTCTTGACCGCGGCCAGGTAGCCCGTCTCGAACGCATAGCGCAGCGAAATCGCCTCGAGCCTGCCGCGGTTACGTTCAATCCAATCGCCAGACGCCGTCCAGGCGTCGAATTGCGCGCGCCGCTCGGCCTCGCCTTTCTGGCGCTCAAGTAAAAGATCCCAAGCTTCGTCCTCAGTCATGCCCGACCCCCTTTAATTAGTTCCCGGTTTGTCATCCCGAGCGTGAAAATGCTTTTGCTTCGTAATCTGGCAATGCGGTTGCGCGAGTAGGCCAGGCCGCGCTCTTGTGCCGTGAAGGCCTTGGGGCGCTTGGCGTTGGGTTTGTCGCCCGCCGCAAAAACGGGGCGGATGTAGCGCCTGTGGCCGCTTGCCTCGCGCACATAATCGTAGACGTAGATGCGTTTGCCGAATTTCATTGACGGGCGCTTGAGCCTGGTAAGAACCGAGGAGACGTCGTCGTGGTCAAGGTCAAGCGCCTTGCAGATCTGCAACTTCGTCATCTCACGCTCGGCCAGCAAAAGCAATATGCGGTCTGTCGTGTTGCCCCAGCTCCTAGTCATCAGTGATATGCCCGACGTCGTGTTTGCTCACGCGAGCGCGAATATCGGCCAAGAGCGCGTCGCCAGAGAGGTTTGCGTAGTTCCTGGCCTGCTTCTCGGTCATGCCGCACCAATTGCACTCGCCCTCGAAATCAATCCATGTACGTTCTGCATCACAGTAGTGGCGTTGCATCGTTTTTCTCCTTGAGCTTGGCTTCGATAAATCTGATACCCGCAAAAAACGCTTCTTGATATGTGCTAAAAGGCGGTGTTTCGCAGTAAGCATCCATCACCTCTTCGTGCGTCAAATCCTGCCACTCACGCTTGGGTGGTACGGTGTAAAGTGCTATTGGTTTGTAAGCACTCATTGGTTTTTTCCATCTAAAATATTTATGACCTACTGCGTTTTCACAAAGGTACCCAGCGGGCTCTTGTATAGATTTGTCGATTTCGTGTACACGTTCTGCGGATGTGTCGATTTTTTCGGGTTTTGTAGACATATCAATCTCACGCTTGGGTGGTGCGGTCAGGCATTGCCAGTCTTTAACTTTCGCATCGTCTAGCGACAACCCTCGCATTTTTGCAAACTCATCAATGACCTCTACGGCTGGGGATGCGTCATCGCACGATGACAACACAAGGCGGTTTTGACGGGAAGTAAGCCAACCCATGAAGTCAAACAACACTCCGGCGATAACGGCGTGTGCCACAGGCTCTTGCTCAATCTCCCGCGACGTTTCTGCTAGACCATCGAGGGCGGCTTGCTTTTCACCCCACAAAGCCTTCTCGTACCATTCATCAGCATCTTGCTTCTCTGCCTCAGACAGCCATTCGCCAAATCTTTTGTACGCTTCGCCAGCATCCTCAATAACTTGCCCCTTGTAATGAAACCCCTTTAAATCAAGCTTCAGCATTTCTGTGTGCTGCGCTGAAAAGCTAACCGAGTTAGCCGCTTGGTCGTTGGCTAACTGCTCTGCTTGCTCAACCGCCCTAGCACAATCCTCAAGGTAATCAGCGGCGCATTTTTCACGTTCATCTTGGCGCACTAACTCGGCAAAGCGTTCAATCTGTACGTTGCCCGTGTAGCACTCACCCCAGTTTTTACTAAATTTCAATCCAGCCTGTTCAGCAAGCTCTTTGATTCTTTCGTTCATTCTGTTCTACCTTGAAAAAATTTAGCAAGATCAAGCATTGCTGCTCGAAAGTCATCATCCGTTTCAACTTCACGCTCATGCCAAAACAAGCGACCATTCGGTGCTATGCGTATTAATTCTTTGGCTTTGTTAGGTCGTATAACCAATATGTCAGGTGTGAAATGCACCAACAATTTCCCGTATGAAGTATCGTTGTCGCTCATCATTCCTCTCCCATGTGGTCTTCCAGTAACTGCGCCTTAACAATCTCCAATACACCCAACACTGTTGCCAAGTACATCGAGTCATCGTATTGATGGATCAACGCAAGCACCTCGTCGGCTAACCCTTGGGCTAAGTTGCCTTGGTTTATGTTCATTCTGTTTTCCCTCTTATTGCTGCGGCGCAGTCAAACTGGCTAGCATTCCACTTCAAGTCTTCACACAACTTAGCGCAAGCCTCACGCTCATCTTGGCGCACGAGTTCGGCAAATTTCACGAGTACTTCGTCATACCCATGTACAGCAGGACTCCAGTTAATCCCATCGTAAATGCCATCAATATGTGGACGTAGATGAAACCCTGCTTGTACTGCTAGTTTTTTGATATGTTCGTTCATTCTCTCCCCCTTGCTCTGCTTGCTGCTTCCCACTGCAAAGCCCGTATGTGGCGGGCGATCTCGGCCATCTCCTCGTGCGTGACGAACGCGCCCTCATCGAGGATCTTGAGAAGGCGGTCGAGGTCGGTGGTCGGTGCCCGATCTCGCGCACGCTCGGCCAGGCTGGGCTCGTGCGGGTCGAGATTGAGGATCGCAAAGGCGCCCCAGACGAACGCGGCAATGACAAGCAAAAGCACCGAGGTCGCCGCAAACAGGAAAAAGAGCTCAACAAGCGAATCTAGAAAGTCCATTTTTGCCCCGCCTGAAAATCGGTGCGGCGTCCTGACTCGATGTCGTCGAGTTCGCCCTCGATCGCGCCCTCGATGATGTAGACGAGCTGCTTGTAATCCGGCCAATGCCGGCGCGTGGAGATGTGGATCAGAAGCTCGGCCAACAGGTCGTGATCTTCCAAGCGCTTGAGCCACTCAACCCGGCCGCGCCCGGCCGAGTCGGTGCCGTTGATGGCAATCGCATTGAAAACAGAATCAATTTGAGGCTGCATGATTTAGTACCCCGCGGCGGTGCCCACAAAGGGCAGGACAAAAAGAAGGACAACCGCGACAAGGATGCCGCCGGCATAGGCGCGCAGGGGAATGTGTCGGCTGACTTGGATGTGGCTTGACCACACGCCGGTGATGCGCGACTGGCGAGGCACGCGGCCTGTCCAGTTCGGGTGTGAGCGATCGGCAGAGTAACCCCAGTTTGTGCGTTTCATTTTGTGATCTCCTTTTTGCTGACCATGCTTGGGATGGGTGGCTGGGACTGGGCGCGGCGCAAGGCCACGATCATCGCCCGATCCATTTTGTACTCGGGGCGGGTGTACACGGTTTGTTCTTGTGTTGGTGTGGTTTGCATTTTTCATTCTCCCGGTCGGTTAAAGGCAGTTCGTCGTGCAGTGGCCGCCTGCGCAACAGGTCGTGCAGAATCTCATTTGGCCGTTGACTATCACGGTGCTGGTGGTGCAGGCGGCATACGCGGCCGGGGCAATGACAAGGGCAAGGACGGCAATGATTGTTCTCAATTTAATTCTCCTGTTGTTTGTGTGACTACAGCTCCATTGTTGATTGCATAGGATTAAATGTCAATACATTAACCACATAAAATCTAGGGGAATTGTTTTTCTGCTACACTTTGCTCGAGTTCTCCTGACTCCTTAGTAACTGGGATCCTTTCCCCGGCCATCGCGCCGGGGGTTTTTTTGTGCGCATAGTGCGCGCACAGCAAAAAGCCCGCCGGCTAAGTGCCTGACGGACTTTGTCTTTCTGCTTAGATTGTAAGATTATGAGCCTGAATTTATACCTTCCCGCTGTATCCCTGCGGATACTCAAACGCCTATCTGGCTTGACTTTGCGCCCCCGCGGCATCCATCCTCGTCCCCATCAATCCCGCAATTTTGCGCGCACGGTGCGCGCACAGGGGCAAGAGGTTTGCGCGCATGAAAATCACCAAGGCCACCATCAAAGCGGCCGAGCCAAAGGCCGAGCGCTACTGGATCTGGGACGAAATCGTACCCGGTCTGGGCGTGATCGTGCTCCCCTCTGGGGTTAAGTCCTGGGTGCTGCGCTATCGGACTGTTGCGGGCAAACAACGCACCCACACGCTTGGCCGCTGCGCCGAGATGCATCCCGACCAGGCGCGCGATGCCGCGCTCGGGGTTCTGCGTCAGTCCAGAGGGGGAGAAGACCCTACGCTCGAGAGGCGCGTGCGGCGAAACACGCCCACGATCTCGGCGTTAGCCGTTGAGTTTGCACGCCTGCACTACCCCCTGTGCAAGCCCGGCACCGTGGCCAACTATCGCGGCTATTGGAAGAACCACGTCCTGCCCCGCCTTGGCCAGGCTCGCGTCGATGAGATCACCGCGGCCGAGCTCAGAGAGATGCGCGTCCAGTACCATTCGCGCCCCATCACATTTAACCGGGTGCGCGAGATGCTGGCCGTGGCGTTTGATCTGGCCATCGAGCAGGGCTGGCGCACAGACAACCCAGCACGCGGGCGCAAGATGCGTGACTACAGAGAGCGCACCCGCCGGCGCGTGATGACAGAGGACGAGGCACCGCGCCTTGGGGCGGCTCTCAAGGCCTTCGGCGACCAGTCCGACATCCGCTGGCGCTTCTCGGCTTTGGTCACGCTCTTACTGATGACGGGCTGCCGCCTGCGCGAGCTCATGCACGCGCGCTGGGAGTGGATAGATCTCAAGGCGCGCACAATCTCCTGGCCAGACACCAAGACGGGCGAAGACGAGACGGTGTTGTCTGAGGCGGCGGTGGCGCTCTTGGAGGAGGTCAGGCGCCGAGCGCCAGGCGTGTGGGTTTTTCCTGGCCAGCGCTTTGACAAGCCGATGGAGGGCTATCGCAAACTATGGCTTGAGGTGTGCGCCCATTCCGAAATTCACGGGCTTAGAATCCACGATTTGCGCAAGAGCTTCGCTTCGATCGCTTTGGCCGAAGGCGTGGCGCTCGAGGTCATTGCTGGCCTCTTGCGCCACGCAGATCCAAGTGTAACCGCTCAGCGGTATGCCTTCTTGATGCGAGGCTTTGCGGGAGAAGTTGCAAACAAGACGGCAGACGCCGCCCTACTTCGGCTCAGAGTCTAGCGCGCCGCTGCATCCTCTCTCGTACTCCAGCACGGCCTCGATGGGGTAGACGACGCGACCGCCAAGCTTCGCCCATCGCGGCCCCCTGTGTTTGGTACGCCAGTTCGCCAGGGTCTTGGGGCTGATCGCAGCCCCCCACCTCTTATGTAGCGCGTAAGGTGTTAGATACTCGCCCACCATTGTTTTCGCCCCCAGTGTCGATTTTCTTCCATTTTGACGTCCATTCGTCGCCATTTTGGTGACACCTTTAAAATACTCACCCAGCCGAGATTCGTCTTATCCCGGTATTTCCCCATACGTCCCGAGCCGTTTATCTAGATCACTACTGTTCCTAGTGTTTCCGTACCCATTGCAATTACTGCGTGAATTGTGGTAATTTATTGCCATGAATGCTACCGAACAACTCTCCCAACTTCTATCGGACATTGCAGCGACCGGGTTTTCCGTCGCAAGTGTATGCCGTTCTGCGGGCATCGACCCGAGCCTAGTGAGCCGCTGGAAAGGCGGGCGCGTCGAGCCCCGTATCTCCTCGCTTGCAAAAATGCGCGCAGCTCTTGACGCGCTTAGGGGCAGCCAATGAGCCGCATTCTAGGAATTGACCCGGGCGCAAGCGGCGCCCTTTGTTGTCTTTGCACCAAGACAAATACGATCGAAGTCATTGATATGCCTACCGTGCTCATTAAGCGCGGCCAACGCATGGTCAACCAGGTGCAGCCCGCGCTTGTTGTGGCGGCCATACAACAACTCAATCCAGACCAGGCGATTGTTGAACGCGTCTCGGCCATGCCAGGCCAGGGCGTCTCGTCCATGTTTGCATTTGGACGTGCGGCCGGTGTGCTCGAGGGGGCGCTCGCTGGCCTTGGCATACCATACACGGACGTGCCGCCTGCAACCTGGGTCAAGGTCATGGGCGTGCGCGGTGGCAAAGATGGTGCGCGCAATCGTGCAATCGAGCTCTACCCGAAACACGCTGGCCTCTTTGCACGCGTCAAGGACGACGGCCGCGCCGATGCGTGTCTGATCGCAACCTACGGGGCGGGGCTCTGATGCAGTCGCGCCTGATGTCCCTCGTTGAGGCCATCACGAACGTGCTGGTCGGCTACCTGGTCGCGCTGGCCACACAGTTACTCGTCTTCCCGCTCTTCGGTGTCCGTCTCTCGCTCTCGGACAACTTGCTCATCGGCCTGGTCTTTACGGTCGTGAGCATCATCCGCTCATACGCGCTGCGCCGGGTCTTTAACGAGATCCACCGCCGGCAATGGAAGCGGCGCAATGGGTGAGCTCTTTCCATACCAGCGCACCGGCGCATCGTTTCTAGGCGGCCGTCACAAGGCGCTACTGGCCGATGGCATGGGCTTGGGCAAGACTCCTCAAGCAATCGCGGCCTGCGACGCCATAGGTGCGCGCAAAATCGCTGTAGTTTGTCCTGCCGTGGCCCGGATCAACTGGCAACGCGAGCTCGATCGGTGGGGCAAAATTCCTGATCGAGAGATCATCATCGAATCCTACGACAAAGTCGCCCAACGGGGCGACGTTTATTCGCGGATCAAAGCCATGCAGCCCGACGTCCTGATCCTGGATGAAGCGCACTACTTAAAGAACCGCTCGAGCAAACGCACCAAGTCTCTGTACGGCCAGTTCTGTCGCGGCGACGGCCTGGTGGCCGCAGCCAAGCGCGTCTGGCTACTGACGGGCACACCCGCACCCAATGACGTCTCAGAGATCTACTCTCACCTCAAGGCGCTATGGCCTGAGCTCTTGCCCGCACCAGGCACCTACGAGGCCTTCGTCAAGGCCTACACGGTGTTTGAGTCCACGCCCTTCGGCATCAAGATCCTGGGCAACAAGAACATCAAGGAGCTGCGCGAAAAGCTCAAGCCCATCATGCTGCGCCGGCGAGCCGAGGACGTGCTCAAGGATCTGCCGGCCATCAACTGGCATGACGTGGCCATCGAGGCCAACGACGTCCAGATCGACGAGAGCCAGCCCGAAGTGGCCGAGCTGCTCGAGGCCATCAAGACAGATCGACCACTGCCAGACAGCACGGCAATGGCTTCGATTCGCAGGCTTACTGGCATGGCCAAGGCGCCCGCCATCGCCCGCCTGTTGGCCGAGGAGCTCGCAGCCAACGCCTACGACAAGGTGATCGTGTTCGCGCACCACAAGGCCGTGGTGCAGCACCTGGAAGAGGCGCTGCGTGAGTTCAGTCCTGTCGTCATCACGGGCGAGACACCGCCCAAGATGCGCCAGGTCGCGATCGACTCCTTCCAGTCCACGCCTCGAGTGCGCGTCTTCATTGGCAACATTCAGGCCGCATCAACTGCCATCACGCTGACTGCGGCGAGCCAGGTCGTCTTTGCCGAAGCCTCCTGGGCACCGGCCGACAACGCACAAGCGGCCAAGCGCGCGCACCGCATCGGCCAGACCCGTCCAGTTATGGTTAGAATGATCGGCCTCGCCGGAAGTATCGACGAGGCTGTCACCCGAGTGCTGGCTCGCAAGAGCCGGCTAGTTTCGCAGTTACTTGAACAGGAGAATTAAAAATGAAACTATCTTTCGCTTTTGGCTTTAGTGGTGGCCAACTTCACGCAGAGGTCGACAACTTCGAAGACGCCGACAAAGTCATCGAGTACGCCCTTAAGCGCGGTGTGATTAACATCACATCAACCGCACCGGCTGGCGAACAGGTCGAGGCCGAAGTGACGGCCGCGCCCGTTGAAGAGGCGCCATTCGAGAACGCAGTCGAGCTCGAGAAGCCACCCTTTGAGGACGAGCCCGTCACCGTCGAGGCCGCGCAGCAAGCGGTCAAAGACTACGCGGCCAAGCACGGCATCGAGAAGGGGCGCGCGCTTTTGGCCGGCTTTGGGTTCAAGCGCACCAACGAAATCACGGCCGACAAGGCGGCCGACATTGTCGGAGCCTGCCATGAGTGAAGACAACAAGGTTCACTCTGAGCACGGCGCGAGCTCGGCCTACAGGTGGCTTGCTTGTCCTGGATCGGTGTCGCTCTCGCGCGGCATTCGAGACAAGACGAGCGAGTACGCGATCGAGGGCACGGCCGCGCACGAATTGGCCGAGCTTGCGCTCAAGAAGGAGCGCGACGCCTCGTTCTGGATCGGCATGCAGATCGAGAACGTCGAAGTCACCGAAGAGATGGCCGAGGCCGTCCAAGTCTATGTAGATCACATTAAGTCCCTGCTTTGCCCTGACGACGATCTGAGGCTTGAGCAGCGCATCACACTGGACAAGATCAACCCGCCGCGGCCGATGTTCGGTACAGCCGACTGCGTGATCTACAGACGCGCAACCAAAGAGCTCTTCGTGTACGACTACAAGCACGGCGCCGGTGTCCCGGTCGAAGCAGTCGGCAACAAGCAACTGCGCTACTACGCGCTCGGGGCGTTGTTGTCTCTGGACAGCACCGAGCCCTGCACGACGATCACGGCTGGCATCATCCAGCCGCGCGCCAATCACTCAGATGGCCCCATCCGTGAAGAGACGTTCAGCGCGGGCGAGCTGCTCGACTTCGCGGCCGAGCTCGTCGAGGGCGTCGAGGCCACGCTCAGACCCGACGCGGCGCTCAACCCTGGCTCACACTGCCGATTCTGCAAAGCCGCGGCTCTGTGCCCGGCTAAGCGCGACCAGGCGTTCGAGTTGGCCAAGATCGAGTTCGGGGAGGACGCGTTGCTGCCAAACCACATCGACCCGCGCCAGATGACGATCGAGCAAGTCGCCAACTTCCTGACACTGGCCGATCAGATCGAGGACTGGCTCAGAGCCATGCGCTCTCACGTCCAGAGCGAGCTCGAGGCAGGACGCCCAGTACCAGGTTGGAAGCTTGTCAATAAGCGGGCAACCAGGGTCTGGACGAGCCAAGAGCAAGTCGTTGAGTGGGCGACCAAGTTCGGCCTGCATGAAGACGAAATACTTGACAAAAAAGTCAAGTCTCCAGCACAATTAGAGAAAATAGTCGGCAAGAAGAATTTGCCCAAAGATTTAGTCTCTTCAGTCAGCACAGGCTACACGCTGGCTCGAGAGTCTGATAAGCGCCCAGCCGCAGAAGTATTTGCTGGTCAGGAGTTCACAGCCATTACCGTGAACGAGTAAAAACGTGAAACCGATAAGGAATTATCATGTCTAAAGCAATCACCCCTAAAGCTCGTCTGAGCTATCCCCACCTGTTTGAACCCCAAATCCCTCCTAACCAGACTGAGCCCGTGTACTCTTGCACGCTTGTGTTTGAAGAGGGCACAGACTTGACTGCGCTTGAGAAGCTGGCCGAAGAGGCCGGCAAAGAAAAGTGGGGCGACAAGTACGCCTCTCTGGTCAAGACGGGCAAGATCCGCACGCCGTTTCGTTTGGACGGTGAAGAGAAGGGCTACCCCGAAGGCTCGATCTTCATCAACATCAAGTCCAAGCAGGCGCCTGGTATTGTTTCAATCTACCCAGGCGACGACGGCAAGCCGGCCAAGATCACCGACCCCGCACAAGTCTACGCTGGCTGCTTTGTCCGCGCATCGGTTCGCGCCTTTGCTTACGACGTCAACGGCAACAAGGGCGTCTCCTTCGCTCTGAACAACATCCAGAAGATGGCCGATGGCGATCGACTCGATGGCCGCAGCCGTGCCGAGGACGAGTTCGAGGCCGACACAAATGCAGCCGCTGATCTCGACGAGCTGTAACACCTAGTATTACACCAGCCCCTTCGGGGGCTGATTGTTTTTCAACAGGGAGCAACAGTGCGAGATTTTGTATCTGTAGATTTTGAATCGAGAAGCACAATCGACTTGCGCAGATCTGGTGTTTACCCGTATGCGCAACACAAACACACAGACGTCTGGTGTATGGCTTACTTGATGCCGGCTGAAGATCAGCCGCGTGTCTGGCGGCCAGGCGACCAGGTCGATGAGGAGCTCGCGCAGTGGATCGCCGACGGTGGCCGCATGCGCGCCTGGAACGCCAACTTTGAGCGCGTGATCTGGAACGAGATCATGTCACCCCGCTATGCCTGGCCAGAGACAACGGTCGAGCAGTGGTTCTGTACGGCGGCCGATGCGCGCGCCATGGCACTACCCGGCACGCTGGGCGATGCGGCCTCCGCGCTTAAAGTCGAGCACCAGAAAGACAACGAGGGCAAGAACCTCATGCTGCGCATGGCGCGGCCTCGCAAGGTCAACGCCGACGGCTCGCTCGAGTGGTGGGCTGTCCCCGAGCGCGTGAGTCGTCTCGTGGCTTACTGCCGCCAAGACGTGCTGGCCGAGGTGGATCTGCACAACGAGATTCGCACGCTGAGCCCGGCCGAGCGCGCCGTGTTTGTCCTCGATCAAAAGATCAACGACCGCGGCATTCGCTTTGATCGGGAGCTGGCCAGCGCTGCGCGCGATGTCGCCCAGGTCGCAGTCGATGCGGCCAACAAGCGCCTGCGCGAAATATCAGAGGGCGCCATTCACTCGGTGTCGGCCGTGGGGCAGATGGTGGCTTGGCTACGAGATCGCGGCGTAGACACCGAGAGCGTCACCAAGCAGGCGGTGCGCGAGATGAAGGAGCGCGATCTGCCGGCCGATGTCATGGAGGTGCTCACCATCCGTGAAGAGGTGGGCAAGAGCTCGGTGGCCAAGATCGAATCAATGTTCGAGGCGGCATGCTCCGACGACCGCATCCGCGGCCTTCTCATGTACCACGGCGCGGCCACCGGGCGCTGGTCAGGGCGTCTCGTACAGCCCCAAAACTTCCCGCGGGGTAACGTCTCTGACCCCGAGCGCTTTATACCCTTGGTTCTCGCACGCGCTGCGGATCAGATCGACCTCGAGCACCCGGTGCTGGAGGTGGTGTCTGCCATGTTGCGCTCAATGCTCACGGCCTCGCCAGGTCACACACTCGTGGCGGCTGACTTCAGCGCGATCGAGGCGCGTGTGCTGGCGTGGCTTTCCGGCGAGCGCGAGCTCTTGGCCACGTTCGCCGACAACGGCGACGTCTACAAAGTCATGGCCTCAAAGATCTACACCAAGCCCGTCTCGCAGATCGACAAGACCGAGCGCCAGATGGGCAAGATGGCGATTCTTGGCCTGGGCTACGGCATGGGCGCCAAGAAGTTCGTCGATGCCTGCAAGACCATGGCCAACATTGAGGTGACGCCCGACGAATCCAAACAGGTCGTCGATCTCTACCGCAATTCCAACCAGGCAATCGTTGGCTTGTGGAAGGAGCTCGAGGCCGCAGCGCTCAAGGCTTGCCTGGAGCCTGGCACGCGCCAGATGGCTGCGGGCGGGCGCATTCGCTTCATGTGCAAGGGCGGGTATCTCTGGATGCGCCTGCCGTCTGGGCGCTTGCTTTGCTACGCCAACCCCAAGGTCGTCGAGCGCGTCACGCCTTGGGGCTCAACCAACCAGGCCGTCAAGGTCTGGGGCGTGAGCTCATACACCCGGCGCTGGGAGCCTTACGATCTATACTCTGGCCTCTTGGCTGAGAACGCCGTGCAAGCAATCGCGCGCGACGTCCTGGTTGAGGCCATGTTGCGCGCAGAAGACGCGGGTTATCCCGTAGTCCTAAGCGTGCATGATGAAGTGGTCACAGAGGTTCCCGAGGGTAAGGGATCGGTGACTGAGCTAGAAGAAATCATGTCTGTACGTCCCGAGTGGGCGAGCGACCTACCCTTGTCCGCCGAGGGTTGGCAAAACTTCCGCTATCGGAAGTAAACTATAAACCTGTTGACAGGAAATCCTATGAACGCATCCCAGTTATTTCAGAGAGGGTATAAAGATCTCGTATCGGTTATACCGCCTAATTCGCATTTATCGCCCCAATCGAAGATCAAGCCAGACTCGCGCGGCAAGGCGCCTGGACGGCGTGGATCAAACGGCTGGGCGGGCTATCCGTGGCAGGGCACTGCCTGCACCCAGGCCGATGCCCAGCGCATGGACAGGGATCACGCCAACGTCGGCTTGGCCGCGGCCTCTTTCCCTGCGCTTGACATCGACTGCACAGACGAGGGCTTGGCCGCCATCGTTGAGCGCGTCGCAATCGAGGTGCTTGGAGCAGCTCCGCAGCGCATCGGTCGATTCCCCAAGCGCTTGCTCGTCTATCGCACGACCGAGCCCTTTGGCCGCATGCGTCTCTGGATCAAGCACAACAAAAAGCAGCACCTGGTCGAGATGCTCGGCCAAGGCCAGCAGTATGTTGTCTCGGGCATTCACCCCGCCACCAACGAGCCCTACAAGTGGGACAGGGAGCTGCCAGAGCCTGCCGCGCTCACGACCATCAGCAAGGACATGGTCGAGGCGTTTCTTGGTCGCCTAGAGGCTGAGATCGAGTTCTTGGGGTGTGAGTTCGAGCGCGAAGGTAGCGGGGCCCTGGCCACCGATAGCTCACTCGTCGAGCAGGCCACGCTTCGCGCGCCATCACTCAAGGCACTCGCCGAGGCCGTGGCGTCCATACCCAACGATGCGCCAGGCTACGAAGAATACGTCACGATGGGCATCGCCATCAAAGCGGCCGGTCAGTCTGACTCGGTGCGCGCCCTTGAGGTCTTCCAGGAGTGGGCTGCGCGCTGGGAAAACGGTGTCAACGATCCGTCCAACGTCGCACGCGACTGGGCTCGTATGCGCTCTCCCTATCGCATCGGATGGGAATGGATCGCCAATCGGGCGCGTCGCTACGGCTACAACGACGCCGCGGAAGAGTTCGAGGTCACAGAGGAGCCACCGGCGGCGCCCCCCGTTTCGGGTGGGCCAGTCGAGTATTCCGATCGCGCCATGGCTAACAGGCTGATCGCTGAGCACGGCCACGAGATCAAGTTCTGCGACGCGCTCGGTGGCTGGCTTGTCTGGGAAGGCGCAAACTGGGCAAAGGACGAGACGCTCAAAATCCACGACTGGACGGGCAAGATCCTCTCTCAAGCATCGGCCGAGGTCTTAGCGCGGCCAGACTTCAGCGCAACCAAGGCCGATCGCTTGTCCACGCAGCTCGCCAGCAACGGCGTGCGCTCGGCCGTGGTCAACTACGCTCGCGCCGATCGACGCGTTGCGGCGTCGGTGTCTGACTTTGATGCAGACCCTTGGGTGCTCAACACCCCGGGCGGTGTCGTCGATCTGCGCTCTGGCGAAATGCGCGAGCGCGTACCTGGTGAAGCGCTCATGGCCTGCACCGCGGCCACGCCCAACTTCTCGCGCCGTCCGATGCGCTGGCTTGAGTTTCTCGCCGAAGTCACCGCGGGCGACCGCAGCATGATCGACTTTCTGCAAGTCTGGTGCGGCTACAATCTGACAGGGCTCACGATCGAGCAGAAGTTCGCATTCCTGTACGGCCCAGGCGGCAACGGTAAGTCCGTCTTTGTCAACACCCTGGCCGCTGTCCTGGGCTCCTACGCCGGCAAGGCGGCCATGGAGACGTTCACGGCCAGCAACAACGAGCGCCACCCAACTGAGCTCGCAAGTCTACGCGGCTTGCGTATGGTTTACGCCTCAGAGACGGCCGATGGCAAGCGCTGGAACGAGAGCCGGCTCAAAGAGATCACGGGCGGTGAGCCAATCACGGCTCGCATGATGCACAAGGACTTCTTCACCTACTCACCACTCTTTAAGCTCATGTTCTTGGGCAACACCCGGCCAGAGCTGCGTTCAATTGATGAGGGCATAAAAAGACGGTTGCTCTTGGTGCCCTTCACCGTCAAGCCGTCCAAGCCCGACCCGTTTTTAACCGAGAAGCTGCGCGAGGAGTTCGACGCGATCCTTGGCTGGATGATCGAGGGCGCCATCATGTGGCAATCGGTGGGGCTCATTGCACCGGAAAGCGTGACAGCGGCCACGGCCGAATACTTCGAAGACGAGGACGCCATCGGGCGCTGGATGAAGGAGCGATGCTACGCAAACGAGGCGTCAACGGCTCTTACGGCCGATTTGTATGACGACTGGCGCGAATGGTGCGGCGAATCGGGCGAGCACTCAGGCAGCCAGAAGAAGTTTTCCATGGCCTTGCGCTCGCGCAGTTTCGAGAAGTGGCGCCACCCGCTCACGGGGCGTCAGGGTTTCAAGGGATTGGAGTTGCTTAAAGACAACGATTTTTCTGTTGCGTCGGGAGAAAGCCATGAAATGTCCAGCGTGTGACTCCGCAACACATGTGCTCGAGACGCGTGAGACACGCCGTCGCAGGCGTTGTTTGACGTGCGATCATCGCTTCACGACCATCGAGGTCTTGGCCGAGACGCCAGACATGCCCAGCGCCCCCCGTCCTAAACCCAAGGCCGAAGCTCCCGTGCCCGGGCAAAAGCTTTTGATGACTACACAGGAGCGCGCCCGCGCTCGCGCCGAAGCCAGGCGCAAGATTGAGGAGAACCGCGACACCGCGCGCATCACCCGCGACGACTGGTTCTCATCCGACAACGACTACTTGCCCGAGGTCTAGCATGGCTAAGAAAATCGACATCGAAGACAACCCCATCTCGGCCGTTGAGCGCGTCCTGGCCGATGCCCAGGGCTCGAAAGAAGTGATCTGCATCACACTCTCGGAAGAGGGCGACCTCGCGGTGCTGACTTCGATCGAGTACATGCCAGACGTTTTGTGGGCGATGGAGCTGGCGCGGGCGCAAGTGCTCGAAACCGGCGACGACGGCTCACCCGAACAGTGAGCTAGGCGTGAAATTCAGCGTCCAGCGCGTTGACCCGGCCAAGCACGAAAAGGCGATCATGCGCCTGCAAAAGCAGTGCCTGCCCTATGACGACCCGCTCGAGCTCGACGCCGGCTACTGGTGGCTTGCCTGGGCGGGCGACGGCCACTTGGCCGGGTTCTGTTCGCTGCACGACAGCCAGCGCTGGGACGATGTGGCCTACCTGTCTCGCGCCGGCGTCTTGCTGCACTACCAGGGCTGGGGCCTGCAAAAGCGGCTCATCAAGGCGCGCGAGCAGTTCGCCAAGCGCGCAGGCTACCGGTGGCTTGTCTCAGACACCACGGACAACCCGCCGAGCGCCAACAGCCTGATCGCTTGCGGATTCAGAACCTACACGCCGTCCCAACCCTACATGCAGCCCACCACAATCTACTGGCGTAAGAAGCTATGACGCGCCCCGACATTGCAACTTCAAAGTACATAAACCAAAGGACGATTTAAACCTATGAGTCAGACACCACACATCATCGGCATTGCAGGCTACGCGGGCTCGGGCAAATCTACCGCGGCCGACATCCTGGTCAACGAGCACGGCTTTGAACGTATCAAATTCGCCGATGGCCTAAAGAATATGCTTCGTGCATTGGGTTTAACTGATCGAGCGATTGAGGGTGAGAACAAGGAGGAGCCGCACCATCTCCTGCTTGGCCGCACACCACGCTACGCCATGCAGACCCTGGGCACGGAATGGGGTCGCCACTGCATCGGGGAAGACTTCTGGGTGCATTACTGGAAGATGCGCGTCAGGGCGCGCCTAATCGCCTCTCCAGCCGTTAGAATCGTCGTGGACGATGTCAGGTACCCGAATGAGGTGCAAGCCGTCCAGAGCCTGTCTGGAGCGCTCTGGTGGGTATCTCGTCCAGGCGTTGAACCCGCCACGCAGCACTCAAGCGAGCACAGCCTGGCCAGCGAGATGGCCATGTTCGATAAGCTCGAGAACAAGGGCGATGTCTGCAAGCTCAAGCAGACAATCGCGGCCAACATAGGGGGAGGTGCCAGTCATGGCTGACGAAATCGACCGCGCAAACGAAGAGGCCGAGTTCTTCTTGTCCAGATCCATCCGCAACAACCTGGCCGCGAGGCGCTCGATCTCGGCTCGGGGTGCCTGTTTGTTCTGTCGGGAGGCGCTCGCCGAGGGGTTGAGGTTCTGCGATGCGGACTGTCGGGATGACTTCGATCGGCTCAGTGAGGCTCGAAAAAGGTCGGGTTTGGGCTGAAGGGTTACGAAGGGTTCCGAAGGATAGTACGAAGTGTTAAGTCATTGAAAACAAAGGCATCTGAAGGATTGAAGGATGTTGCTTACAAGAAATAGCGTTATATATAAATATGGCTATATACGGTGTATACATACCAATATATAGAGGATAATATACAAATGAAGGATCGAACCCTTCAACCCTTCAGGAAAAGTCAAGGAAAGTCAAGGAAAGTCAAGAAATGACAACGAATGACAAGTTGAGCCGACAGTTAAGGTATTTTGAGTCGGAAAAGGGGAGGGAGGCCAGAAAAAGGGCGATTCTTGCCCAGGCCGAGCGGCGCGCGGACAAGAGGAAGCGCGAGGCTGAGCGCAAGAGGGTGCAGAGATTGGTGGACGAGGGGACGCTGGAAGCCATGAGCGCATCGGCCAGGCGGCAGTACCTTGAGAGATGTAGGGATGTGAATCCCATCATGTATGAGTTGTTGATTGAACAGGGAGTTGTGTAATGCCAGGACAAAGACGAACGAAGGAAGCGGTGGCCGTGCTCAAGACGCAGGAAGGCGCGGCCAAGCTGTTGGAGTTGGCCGAGCAGGGCAAGGGCATCGACGTGATCGCGGCCGAGCTGGGCATGCCGAGAGGAGCGATCACGAAGTGGCTGGACGCTCCCGAACACGCAGAGCTCTTCACACGCGCACGCACGAGGGCAGCGGATCACCTGGCGCACCAAGCCCTCGAGATCTCGGATGACATCGACGGCGACGTGGCGCGGGACAGGCTGCGCGTGGATACCCGCAAGTGGCTGGCCAGCAAGTGGAATCAAGCGCAGTACGGGGACAGCAAGGGCGTACAGGTCAACCTGAACATGGCTGACTTGCACCTTCAAGCCGTGAAGATTGTCAAGCCCGTACACGAACCTGACGTATTGACCCTCGAGGCCGAGGATGCACCGCAACAAACCGAGTGAGGGCGGGTCGGCTGCGCCGCGGCGCCAGCCCCCCCCCGGGGGGGGC